CGTTAGCATCCACGCAAACGTAATGGTATTTATCTGCACGTAATCTTATAAAGTTATCCCTGTTTTGCCCCGAACTATCTCTAGTATCTATACTTGTACCATTACTAAAATTTATTACTCCGTTGTTTGGTATTAAATTTATAGTGTCAGCTAACATATTAATAGAACTGCTATCATTAGCTATGGCTAAAGCAATTTGTGCAGCTTTTATACTTCCCCCACCATCTACAACCAAATTTATTTTATCGGCCTGTTGTTCAATCTTACTATTCACTTTAGATATTTGATTATTAACTGTAAATGTTATTGTTTCTGCTGTTTGTTCGATTTTACTATTTAAACTCTTATTAACATTTGTGACTTCTGTCATTATATGCTTTTCTGTTATTTCCAATTTACTACTTAAACTTTTGTCTAAATTTGAAACTTCCATTTCTATTTTTTCTTTAGTAAATTCTATTTCTGCCATAGCTTGTTTTATAGTCAACGTTAAATCCTTTTTAGCCATACCCAATTCTATTTTTATATATTTCTTTAATAAGCAATCATAATCATAAGTTATAACTCTACCATTTAAATCTAATCCTAATTCCCCATGCCTAACTGTTACAGTATCACCGATATTAATATTTTCCAGGCTCTTAAACTGTTTATATTCTTCTGTTTTTCCTAACTCTTCAAACTCAACTTCATAATTAAAAAAAGGTAGATCAACTTTAGTCTCAGAAAATAATCTATTAACTTGCTTTCTCATTTCAGCGTATGCCTCTTCTTTGGTTTCAAACCCTTCACTATCTTCTGTAGGTTCTTCCCCTTCTGTAGGCTGTTCTTTTACTTTTATTTCATCAAATTTAACATGAGCTATTAAAGGCTGATAATAAGCTCCAATATTAGGGCTATCAATATAATACTCTGGCAATAACAACCCCTCTGCTCCTTGCGGTACTATTCTAGTTGCAACTTCGCTCATGTCAAGTTTTTCAGTAATACCTAGCATATTTTTTTTATATGCAATTAATACTCCTGTTTCTTTTCCTATTTTTTCTTTAGCTATAATTTTGTAGTTGTCAAAGTCCAATTCAACTTTCCATCTGTTTTTAATTGTGTTGTCTTCATCACCCAATAAAGCCTTTACTGGGTTATATCTTACTATTCTACAATTATTTTGTTTCCCGCCATAATCGCCTTCAACTATAAATTCATGAGGAGTTAAAGTCTTATCCAGTACCTGTTGCACTGCTTCAAGTCTTGTTTTTCCTATTATGTTAGTATCAGCTATAAAATTTCTAACTAAGTCAAAGAAAATATGTGTAGCATTAATTTTTATTGTTCCTAAATCTCTTTCTCTTTCTTGTATCCTAAATAATTGTAAACCTGTCGGAGTTGGAGCTTTAATTATCATGAATTTTTCTATTTTATTAGCCATTTTAGAATGTATTGGATATTCTAATTCTAAAGAAAAAAGACCGCTCAAATCTCTGTGCGTTTCACATTTTAAGCAGTCTTTTAATATTCCTATTCCATTATGTTCAAAATTAGTTTCTAGCTCATTGTAAAGTGTAATCACTACGAGCACCTCCATCTCGGAGTTATTTCTATTTTAGATACATTACCCGTCCAGCTTATTTTATTTTCTCCTACCTGAAATATAGGAAACTCACCATACATATGATTATTTAGAGGTGTATTATTTTTATAGCACTCCATTAATTCTGAATCTATTTCTATATAATTTTCAACATTAGTAAATTTAATAACTTTATCATTTATATTTAATGTTATAGTTCCACTACCATAAACCCTTATATAAGGCTCAGAATCTTTATTGGTTTGATTATAAATAGTAGTTGGAGTAATTATTTGCATTACTTCCCTTTGTAAATAACCAAATGGTTGGCAATCGAATTGTATTATTCCGCTATGAAACTTTTCAAGAACTCTAGCTAAATCTAATTTATTAATTATTCTTGCTTTATAATATCTATCTGGCTCATTAGAAAATATAACTTCTCCACTCCCATTTAACCATGTTTTAATTTCGTCAAAGTTATCATGTTTAATATCAAATTCTACAGGTTTAACTTCACCTTCATAACCCCCATCACTTTGTGTTAAATATCCATCTCTTCCTGGAATAATTATTTTTTCTTCCCTTTTTTCTGGAGTTGTAATATTAGGAAGGGATATAATTTTTAATCCCTTCTCATTACTGTGTGTACCCTTCCAAATAAATCCAGTTTCCATTATACCCCTCCTGTCGCTAATGAATTACGTTTTCTATAAAATTCAAGTTCTTCAGCTATGTCCTTTATATCTTGTTTTGTATTATTTATAAACTTATCAACTTTTAAAGTTAATCCATTATCATTATTAGTTACTGTTTCATTCGTATTATTTATAGTTTTATTAACTCCAGCGGTCATTGCTCTTGATGTTCTAGAAATTTCAAAGTCAACTGTAGTTTTCATTTTAGTAGTAAGGTTTGATAAATCTTTCTGCATAGATCTTTTTATATTATCGGTTTCATTTTCAAATCCAACCCCAACACCTTGGGCCATATATTTTCCTACTTGATCCCTAAAAACTCTGGAAGGTGAATGTATACCTAAAGCGTCTTTAGCACCATCTACAATTCCACTAAAAAATCCATTTACTCGGTCTCTAATCCATCCAGCCATTCCAGTAATACCGTTCCATACACCTTCTACGATATTTCGTCCTATCTCCAAAAATCTAGAAGGTAAATTTCTAACTGCTTCAACTAGATTTGTTACCATATTAGCTCCAGCCTCCCGTGCTCTTGAAGCTAGATTAACTGCAAATTCTGCTACCCTAGATATAGTATTAACCAACCAAGTCCATATTCTACCTGGGAGTGTAGTAAACCATTGAATAGTTGCATTTATAGCCCTTGTAGCAGCATTAACCATATTGGTATAAGTTTGTTGTCCCCAATTTACTATTCTATTAATTGTATTAACTAACCAAGTCCAAATCCTACCTGGTAATGTAGCAAAAAAGTTAACAACATTATTTATCCAAATAGGTACATTGGTAACAAGATAATTCCATGTATCTACTCCCCACTTAACTATAGTTCCTAAAGCATATCCTAATGCATAACCAATTAAGTGAGGTAATTCATTGAACCATTCTCCCACACTGCTTATCCATTGTGGGATAGTTTGTGTGAAGAAATTTACTATAGCATTCCAACCATCTACAAAAGCTTGTTGTATTGTAGTCCATAGATCAGCAAACCAACCAGGTACACCATTAAAAAAATCTAATAGTGATTGCCATGCGGCAGGTATATCCACAGTAAAGAAATTAACTATTCCGCCCCATACTGTTTGAGCTGCTCCTAAAATAGCATTCCATGCGCCTATTACTGCATTTCTAAAACCTTCATTGGTGTTCCATAAGATTACTAATGCTGCTATAAATCCAATTACGGCAGCAGTTATTAAAATAATAGGATTAAGCCCTAATACAATATTAAAAGCTTCCATAATTGGAGTTCCAGTTGCTATTTCCAAGTAAAGTAATTTAAACTTTTCTGCAATTGTACCAACTATGCTTGCTATTTTTAAAGTTAATAATGCTGCACCTATTCCCGCTATTCCTGAAGCTATAAAACTAGCATTATCCATAATCCACGCTAAAGCATTAATAATTTTAGGTAACCAATTTTCAACACCTTCTGCAACTCTACTGATAAAGTTTCCAAACCCTTCTGCTAATCTATCTACACTTTCACCTAATGAGCCATTTGCAAGACTATCAGATAAATTGCTTAGCGATTCCATTACTGTATCGAGTGATTCTCGGAATGGTTCTCTAAACTTATCGAACATAGCAATTCCTAAATCGACAACTGAATTTTTAATCATTTTCATTTTACTTTCAGTTGTATCGTATCTTTGATTAGCCTCATTTGCTAATGCTGTATTCTCTTCCCAAGCCTTAGTTCCTAACTCTAGTGCATCTGTAAATACATTTCCTGCGCCTGCAGCTCTTAAAAGAGCATCTCGCATACGAACTTCAGTAATTCCCATATTATCCAAAACACCAATTGCAGATTGCCCACTTTCTTGGCATTTTCCTAAACCTTGTATAAAAGCTATAATTGCGCCTGCTGCATCTTCTTTAAAAGCCTTTTGAAATTCGCTAGAACTCATTCCAGCAACTTTGGCAAATTGATTTAAACCTTCTCCACCTTTTTCTACTGCTAATTGCATATCAACCATGACTTTAGAAAAGGCACTTCCACCAGCTTCAGCCTCAATCCCGACAGAACTTAGAGCACCAGCAAACGACATTATTTGCGCTTCTGACATACCAACTTGATGACCAGCACCCGCTAAACGTAAACCCATAGCAGTTATTTCACTTTCAGTGGTTGCTAAATTATTACCTAGGGCAACGATAACACTACCAAGCCTATCAAATTGAGTTTGTGGCATTTGTGTTATGTTTGCGAGCCTAGCCAATGCAGTTGCTGCTTCTTCACTACTCATATTAGTAGAATCCCCAAGCATTACCATACTCTTAGTAAAACCCTCTATGTTCTCTACTTTTATACCTAACTGACCCGCGGCCTCCGCAACTCCTGCAATTTCTGAAGCACTTTCGGGCATAGACTTAGCCATATTCCGAATAGCTTTTTCTAACTGTGCAAATTGTTGGTCGGTTCCATCCACTGTCTTTTTAACACCAGTAAAGGCGCTTTCAAAATCTACACCAGTTTTAAGTGCAAATCCTCCCATAGTCCCCATAGCTGTTCCTACACCTGCTATTGCAATTCCTATGCCTTTTAGTCCTTTATTAGCAATACCGTTTAATTCATTTATTCCTTTTTCCGCGCCCTTACTGTCAATCTGAGTATCAATTATAATTCTTCCATCTGCCAATATTTTTCACCTGCCTTTTTAAATAAAATAAAAAAGACAGGCTCACTCACTACTCTATGGTGTGGTTTGGCTCTGTTCTTTGATTAATCTCTAATTCAATTATCTTTTTACACCTAATACACTTTATTTCTCCTTTAATGTAATCAGCCTTTAAAAGCATTTGATTGCAATTAGGACATCTTACTTCTTCAATATTAATCACCCCATTTAAAAAAGCACTTATATAAGTGCTTATAAATAAATTTCCTCTATATTGTCACTAGAAACATTTTCCCTTAATTTATTAATAAATTTAGGCATATTCATAGTAATATTTTCAATTTCAAAGCTTATTACCTTAATTTCTTCATCTTTAGATTTATAATTAATTACTAAAAAAGTTCTTAACTTAGAACTTTTTTTAGTTCCAACCCCTGAAATTCCTCCAATAACAGCTCCTAACGATCCTAATAATACACCACCAACCATTGCTCTACCAACAGAACTTTTATTAGTTTCTATAATATCTTTTTCATGTATAATATCAATGGCAACTAATTTATCAAAATTTATGTTTACCACAGGATAATTATTTTTAGAAGCTTTAATTACTAAACATTCTTTTTTGTCATCCAAATTTAAGCTTACTGCAGTATTTTTAATATATCTATCTATCCCATCAATATAAGTTAAATTAATAGGACTAATTTCTTTATTTTTTCTACTAAACAAACCCATATCCTCAACCCCTTTATGTATTATATTAATAAATTATACAATACATAAGGAATATATTACAATAGGTTGCCAACATCTCCACCATTTAGCAAGATATTATTTATTTCTTCTAATTTATCTTTTTCATCTTTAGCAATTGGAATCTTATAAAGTTCTTGCATTCTCCTATAATAATTTTTCTCCTCTTTATCTTTAATCTTAGATAAATCCATACTCCTATATCCCATTATTTTTACTATCTCATTATCCTCTTTTAAAGCCTTAAACATGGCCTTAAATTTCCACCAATGTAAATATTCTATGTCTTGTAAATCTATTCCGTATTGGTCTAAAAAAGCACTATAAATATAGTCATCATCGAAATTAAACAAGTAAATTTGTGTACTTTTCCCTTTCCCAGTACCTTTAGATGGTGTTATGTCTTTTCCACATCTATAGAACCATAACATTTTATCTACAGCTAAATTAATATTAGGTGGTATAACAGGATAATAAAGTTGTAAGGCCTGTATAAGCTTATCTTCTTCACTAATAGAGTTATCTTGCATTAAAAGCTCAAAAAGAATAGAGGTACGAAAATCTGAATTAATATTATAATTTTTGCCCTCTATTTCAATTGTATTTGGTACTAAATCTATTAGCATATTCATTATTTTTTCTTTCTTCTCTGTGCTCTATTAGGAGAGTATTTATTAGCTATTTTTTCAATTTCTTCATTTGGTGCATTTACCTGTGTTACAAGTTCGTCAAAGGCTTTTAAACAAGTTAATAGATTAACTTTATTACCAAAAACCTTTTTATCTGTACCTTCACCAAATAGATCATTAAAAATCTTAAATATAGCATTACATTGTGTTCTAATACTTTCAGCTACTGTCATGCCTTTTACTCTTTCAGCTATACCCTCGATACCCTTAATTGCCTTTTCGTAGTTTTCAGCCACTTCAAGGTCTAAAATATCTACATCTTTTAATTCTGCTCCATTAATTTTCATTGTTTACCCTCCTCAACTGTAGTTGTTCCTTCCGTTTTAGGTGTAAAACCTTCAATAAATTTCTTAGTAGTTATATCAAATGTACCTAGTACTGGATCACTTATACCTAAAAAACTTCCGCTTATTCCTAAATCTCCGTCATTATCTTCAAAAGAATCCACCGAAACAGCCACTTTTATTTTTCTAGCTCTATAACTTCCTTCCGTAGCTGCAGGTTTATCCAAATCTACTATTAAATAATCTGTTTCTGTATCAAGACCTGTTAATTGCAGTTCCCCAATATTTCTAATATATTCTATAGCTTTCTCACTGTTAATTTGGTCAGCTGTATAATCACTTGTCCATTCATAACCAGTAATACTTTGTGAAGCACTTGATTGATTTATATATCTTTTACTAGTAGTTTGGGCTGAAGGACTTTCATTTAACTCTGTGAAGCCTGTTCCTAGTAACTCAAATGCACCTGCTACTTCTAAATAATTGGCTTGTATTTTTCTCTTTCTAACTGCCATTTAGCTCATTCCTTTCTTAAAATATTTTAATTTAAGTTGTATCTGAAATTGTGCAGTGTCCTGCGTTACTGCAAAAGCATAGCCAGTGCTAGTAACTTTAATTTCTAAAGGTTCTAAGTTATTTTCTAGCACTGGCAATATATCATTATTGTTATTTTCCTCGATCCATTCAGCGAACTTTTCATAAAATCCACTATTGTCTATATTCTGCAACACATCTGCTCCATACGGCTCTCTGGAAGTAAATATAAAAGCATATTGCCTTACACTATCTCCATTAACATACTTCTTTATAATAGGCTCTATTGGAATTTCTTCTATAGAATAAGTATCTGCGTTAGGTTCTAGATAATTTACATTAACTTTTATAGCATTGTTAAATGTATCTAGATGTGGACATTTTCTTATATAATTCCTTAAACCACCTATTATCATCTTGTCCTCCCTCCAGCAAAATCGGCTACAGTTTGTACAATTCTATCTCCTTTGTCGCTCCACATTCTTTTATCCCAAAACTTACCTCTTAAAGCTCCTCTATTTCCACCTTTATTGGTGTAATATTGCTTAGCGGCATAAGGAGCATTGTAAATTATCTTATCTGTTTTTAATTCAACACTCATATCCTTTAATCTACCAGTAAGAAATGGTACATAATTATTACATTGTTTAGCAACTTCTTGTGTGAACTTTATTTGTGCTTGACCATTTTTATTTAAATATCTTTTTAGTAAAATTTTTTCTGTCTTATCTATTTGAATTTTAACCGTAGTGGCCATTATACACCCTCCACTTCTATGTGGTCAGTTAATATATTTACAGACTTAATATCTATAACATCATCAAATTCAGATTCTAAATCACCTATTCTATAAGGTTTGATTCCTGTTATTTCAAACTCAACCTCACCTTTAACTATTTTATCTCCTGGAGCAAAAGTAAAATAATTAGATTTTTCTTCATTATATAGTTTTAAAAATTTTTTAGGACTAACATAATTATCTAACTTATCTACAAATATAAGTGTACTATCTGCAAGCAATAAACCTTTATCACTTACAGTACAATTCCTTTTACCTTGCCAGTTAACGCCTTTAATAACTGTCCTTTGATATTTATCTATATCATTTATAGAATCATACCACTTATTATATATAGTTATATCTGCATTTTTAAATAAAACTCCCATATTACCACATCCTTACGTAGGGCGTAGGTAATAAAGCTTTAATATCTTCTGTTATGCTCCAAGGATTACTATCAAAACTTATAGATTGGTTACCCTCAGACATAGATTTAACTCCAGGAGTTTTTATATTTTCTAATTTAGCAGCATTATTAATTAACTGCTCTACTGCTAAATCATAATTTTCTAATATATAATTATCTTTTAAATCTTTGTTTAAATAGTTCCTAATAACTAAAACAGCTTTTCTTTGCTCAGTAGTCATTAATTATCACCTACTTTTTAAAATAGAGGAGGGGAAAACCTTCTATTAAGCTATTTTAAATTTAAATTGAGCCAAGTATATATTTTTATCCTCTTTAACTTTAGTCCACCTTGTAGCAGTCTCTAAATCTGAATTAGCTGGAGAAGTTATTGATGAAGTTGGTTCATTCCACTGGACTCCTAAAGGATGTAATACAAATTGTTTTCTAGAGATTAATATATTTTCCCCCAATCCCTTAAGTGGATTTCTAGTTATTTCAGCTGCTTCAATTCCATTATTTGATTCTACAAAACCGAAAGCTCCAGGTCCGTATAAATACATCGCTCCTACTTTAGTTGTAGAATCATAAGGCACTGAATCATCTACTAATACAGTAGCATTAAGTGGGCCATACTTTTGAATTACTCCCTTTCCGTCTGATGTTGGAACATTTGTAATCTGATCCATTTTAAGCATATAAGCATATACTGCACTGTGAATAGCAATAGCAGTTATAGCGTCAGCTGAATCCCCAATAATATACTTAGTGTCTATAGCATCATTTGGATTTAAAAGTGCTGCATTACCTGTTTTTACTGTAATATCATTAACTTTATTAGTTAACTTAGCGAATACTCCAGTGCATGTGGATATTAATATTTTAGAAAGTTCAGCACTCCAATAATCTGATACAGCATCTGATATCCTATCCATTACATTATCGCCTGATAGTAATGAAGCTAACTGATTTTCTCCCCAAGCCTTAACTCTTAATTGCCTTCTTGCTATATCCTCAGAAGTTGAAATATTTCCAATTCCCATGTCATTAGTTTCAGAAGGAACTTCTGAATCCCCAGTTAGAGGTTTAACAAATGGCATATTAATTGTTTTACCCCCAACTTCCAATAGTGAAGCTAGTTGTGGATTACTTGCTATAATTCCACCCTTAAAAAACTTATTCTTTGCAACTGCCTGTTCAGCAGTATAAGCTGCGAAATTACTAGGTATTATCATATCTCCTAATTTTGTTATTGTCATAATTTATCACCATTCCTCTTTAAATTTTATTTGCTAAGTCTCTTAATGTCTTAGCCTTTTCAGGGTCATTTTTTTCGAGCTCTGCCTGTCTTGTTAGACTGAAGCTTTCTTTAGCGTAAGGATTTATATCTCCTCCACCTCCTCCGCTTGGGGGTGTATAACTATTGTCTTTTAATCTTTCTTTTACTGTAGTTTCTAGTTTTTCAGTAAATACTTTTTCTAAAGTTTCTAAATTTTTATTTGTAGTTTCTTCATCTTGCCCAATAAAATAATCTACCAATTGACTTGGTAGACCTTTCTCAGTGGCTATTTTAAGAGCTTTATTAGTTAGCTGCTCTTTTATTTTTTCTTTCTTCATATTCTCCATTTCTTGTTGTAATTTTTTTAGTTCTAAATCCTTTGGATCGTCCTCTGGATATAATTCTTTTATTTTTTCATCAATTAAACTCTGTAAATTGTTAGCTTTCCATGTGTCTAACGCCTTATTATAATGCCTATCCTTCTCACTATCCATATAGGATTTAAAATCTTTATCAGTGTTTATTTTCTGTTTAAAAACCTCTAAACCACCAAACTTAGTTGCCAATATTTCGTCAATATCTTTATCGTCTTCAATATCTTTTATCAATTCTAATAAATCTTTTTTTAACATTTTATTTTCCTCCTATTTGTCCCTTTAACCTTTAAGACTAAAGACACAATTCAAATTTTATTCTTCTATAGTATTAAACCCACGACATAAAGGATGTACAGTTCCAGGCGCATCACTTAAATCATATATTTTACCATCTAAGTCAGCACACTCAGAACAAGTCCTACGATCTAATACTTCATTCCTTCTTACCTTTTTAACTCCTGTTTCTTTACAAAACTTTTTAAAAGCTTCATCCTCACACCTATTTACTTCTGCTTCAACTAATCGCCTAGCTTCATAAGCACTACTATTAAATGTCTTTTCTATATCTTTTTTTATCTGATTAACATTTACTTTACCATCAAGAAAATTTTTAACTTGCTTGTGCAAATGCTCTGCGACTTTTTTCTCATTATCCCAAACTCTAGTTGAAAAATGTTTCCCTTTAAAATTATTTTCTATAATTTTCTTTACATCTTTTAAATTAGCATTATAAGAGTAAAAATCAAAAGTATTTTTAACTGTATTACCTAAAATGTTATTTATAACACGTGTTTGAGTAGCTTTTTGGCCCTGGGTGGCGGTAGTAATTAACCTGGATAAGCTTCTATATTCATTGCGTTTATTTTTGCTCTTAAGGCTCATTAAACCATCTATAATAGTATAAGTAAGCATAATTAATGCTATTTCTCTTAATAATTCATCTCTATTCTGTTTTTGTTCTTTATAAACTTCTTTCAACTGCTCATTAGCTTCATCATATAATCCCTCAATGAACTTTTCTTCTTCTGTCATTATTTATCAGCTCCAAAATCCATATTATCTAAATCTATTGGATTTTCATCTTTAAGCTTCTGTAACTCATTCTTAGGATTTTCAATGAAACTTAATAAACTTAAACCTGTTTCAGTAGACAGTTTATCTCCCAATTGACTTATGACCTGAGCTGTCATTAGATCATCTTGTGGAATGTTTGGAGTAAATTTGCTTTTTATATCTCTGAAGTCATAATTTTTATTTTTTATTACTTTTAAATATATAAATAAAAACTTAAGCCTAGTTTTAATACAATCTGCAATAGATTTTTGGTTAAGCTTACATTTTTCTTCTAAAGCTATTAACCTAGCTCTTAAAGCTAAGGATGACAAATTACTCTGCATCTTTTCATTATGATTTATGTGAGAACTAAGTTGATACATTTTATCTTCTATAGTATTTAAAGTATTTTGAATGAAAGTATCATTAATGTTTTTTATTAGCCATTGAGCAGTACCATTTTTATCTTTAATTTGCATTACTCCAAGCTTTTTCATCTTTGGAATTTCTTCTTCATCTATAGCTACTCCAGTAAACACCATATAAGCATTTCTAAAGTCACTAATCTCATTGGATATATCAGATAGATTTGTTTCGTAAGCATCTTGTAAGCCTTTTAGGTCTTTAAACAAGGTGTCATCTTTACCTTCTTCACTTAATTTAGCTAGTCCAACTGGCACAGCACCAAAAATATGTTTTGTAGGTTTATTAATTTTCTGAAACTTATCATTAAAATGTAATATTTCTTTATCTGTATATACGTCAATATAAGTAGTATCATCAAATTTCAACTTATAAGAATGCATAAAAAAAGATATGTTACCAAAATCATCTATGGCAGCATATCCTTGTGTTGGTGGTATTACTTTACTACAAAATTGTCCTTCTTTATCCACATAATAAAGTTCATAAGCCAAACTGTATATAAGCATATTTTTAGCTAAATTAGAATCGTGGCCCTCTGACCAATGATCTAGGTAATAGTCTATGTCATTAACTATATTTTCATTACCAGTTTTGCTTATGTAGGTTACATCATTACCAACTGAATAACTAACTTCTTCTTTTATAAATTTCTTAATATAGTTAACTGGAGTTTTATTATTTGACCTTTCAGTAACCATTTTATAATTAGCCATTGCATCAGTATTACCTTTATAATAGGCATACATCTTAGCATAAGTTTGCAAGCTATTTTGATATTCCTCATAAGCTTTTTTAAGTAAATCTATATCTATAATTTTAATCACCTCCTACCTCCTACAAACCAAATTTTCTTCTATCCAACAAAACTACATTTTCAACTACTTCTATATTTTGAATCCTTATTGAAAATTCAGCAGTTATATCTGGAGCATCATCATGGACTGAATATTTTTGCCCTCTAAAATCCAATACCTGGTCTGTAAACTCGCTATCTTCCTCAGCAAAAATAATTTGTCCCTTATTTATATAAGGTATTAAAGTAGAAATTTTATCATCTTTATTTTTTTTCTGGTGCTCATTTATTATTGTTATATTTCTATTTCTTAGCACTGGATCATCTTTAATCTTATTTTCAATACTAAATGCATCCGCACCATTAAAAGTGTTCTTCTCCATATAAATATGAGTTATATCATCATATTTTTTAAGAAGCTCTATTCCGTGGTCAATATACTTATCAAAATCAGTACGTGCGTTAATTTTCGCTAGTTCTGCAAGCCTAGCGTATTTCAAATTATTATCGCCCATGGATCCTACTAGAAAAGCACTATAGTCATTTCTTTTACCTCCACCTGAAGCAGGATCCACACAAAGCATTGTCTTTATAAAAGTATGTGTTTCAATTTCTTTTCTTGTTTCTGTAGCAACTGTCTTAAACCACTTTTGACCAATGCTATCAACATCACC